GAAAGATTTGGATATTTGGAATTTGCCCGAGCAATAGAAAAGGCGCATGGAATTAAATGAACTTACAAACAATCCATGAAAGGACTGCCAAGTGGGTTGGGGATACTTGGCATGTGTCTGACACACCTAGTTATTATTGGGAAAATGGGCAGATAAAATCCCCGACATTTAATACACTAACGCTTGCGTTGCAATGGATTACTAAATACGATGAGGAGAGAAAATGAAAATAGAAATTAAGATTACTAAAGAACACGAAGACGGCTCTGCCGATGCAAAGATTTCTTTTGATAAGTTAGGTATGCAAACTTTGATTCAATGGGGTATGGTTGCCATGCTTGAAAATGCAATAGATAAATACGCTACCGAAAAGCAACTAAAAGAAATTAAAAAAACTAAAAAGAAGTCTAAAGAAATTGATCTAGATGGGCGTTGTTAATGAAAACATTAGTCTTGGATTTTGAAACACGATGGGATAGCAAGGAATACACGCTAAGCAAACTAACTACCGAGGAGTATATTAGAAGCCCTAAGTTCAAAGCGTTTGGACTAGGGTGGAAATGGTTTGGCGAAGATAAAAAAGAATGGGTTACGCACGACGACATTCCTGCTTGGGTAAGTTCAGTAGATTGGGATAACACCAACATCCTAGCCCACAATGCTCAGTTTGATGTGTCGATACTCGCTTGGGTATACGGCGTGCGCCCTAAATTCATACTAGATAGCCTATCAATGGCTAGGGCTTTGCGTGGGGTAGAAGTAGGCAATAGCCTAGCGACTTTAGCAGAAGCGTTCGGGCTACCACCCAAAGGACAGGCGGTGCATAGCACTAACGGCTTGGCTGAGATTACTTTTGAGATGGAGAAAGAGTTGGCAGAGTATTGCCTACACGATGTGTTTCTCTGCGAGGAAGTATTCAAACGCTTAGTTAAGGGCTACCCCAAAAACGAGTTAAAGCTGATCGACATGACACTTAAGATGTTTATAAATCCGGTGTTGGAATTAGACAAGGAGATATTAGTTGAAGCTATCGAAGTTGAAAAAACCAAGAGGGAGGCTCTTTTGGAGAAAATTAACATTGAGGAGTCGGCGCTTGCTAGCAACACTCAATTTGCTGAAGTTCTTGAACGACTCGGCGTTGTACCGCCAAAGAAAATTAGCAAGACGACTGGGAAAGAAACTTATGCTTTCGCTAAGAATGATGCGTTATTCCAAGCGTTGCTTAACAGCGACAACGAGGATATTGCGCTTATATGTGAGGCTAGACTCAAAGTCAAATCAACGTTGGAACGCACGAGAGCGCAAAGATTTCTCGACATATCAGAACGAGGTACGCTACCTGTCCCGCTTAACTACTACGGCGCCCACACAGGACGTTGGTCTGCGTCAAAAGGCTCGGGGCTTAATTTACAAAACCTCAAAAGAGGATCTTTCTTACGCCAAGCTATCAAAGCGCCGAAAGGCAAAACCCTTGTGGTCTGCGACTTGGCTCAAATCGAGCCAAGAGTGTTGGCATACTTGGCAGACTATGAAAACCTCCTCGAAATCTTTACTTCGGGGCAAGATGCGTATGCGTCTTTTGGTGCGCAGATGTTCAATATCCCGGGGCTTACAAAAACCTCGCATCCTGACCTAAGACAGTCAGCCAAATCAGCACTACTAGGTTGTGGCTATGGCATGGGTTGGGCTAGCTTTTCTGCACAACTACTTACAGGTTTCCTAGGAGCACCACCCACACTCTATACAAAAGACTTTGCTAAACAACTTGGTGTAACTGAGCAGACTGTGGCGGACTTCCTTGCTTGGGAGAAGAATTTAGAACTGCTTGGCAAGATACCGCATACCTGCACTCCCAAAGAACTTTTAATACATGCACTAGCTGCTAAAGAAATCATTAATAAGTATCGTGAAGCAGCTTATCCTGTTGTGGGCTTTTGGAACCTGTGTAATTCGTTGATAAAGCACAGTTTATCTGAGGGTAAACCATATCAACATAAGTGTCTAACATTTGAAAAAGAGCGTATAATTCTCCCTAGTGGGTTAGCTTTACGCTACCCTGATTTAAGATTAGAAAACGCCCAATGGGTTTATGGGTCTGACAGTAAGAAGCTGTATGGCGGTAAGCTAACAGAAAACATTGTTCAGGCTGTGGCTCGTTGTGTAATGACTGATGGCATGCTACGGATACAAGAAAAGTACCCCTGCGTGTTGACAGTCCATGATGAAGTTGTTGCGCTAGTACCCGAAGATGACGCTGAAGAAACTGAAAAGTGGGTTTTGGCGCAGATGGTTATGGATCCGGAGTACATGAAAGGTATACCGCTTGATGCTGAAGCAAGTAGTGCTAAACGATACGGAGATGCTAAGTGACAATTAAATGGTCGCATTCAGGGCTTAAAGACTACGAAGGGTGTGCTAGGCGTTTCCACGAGGTTAAAGTCCTCAAGAACTACCCTTTCCAAGAAACCGAGCATACCCGCTACGGCAAGCAGGTGCATGAAGCGGCTGAACTTTATATTAAAGATGGCACCCCCATACCCCCCGAGTACGAGTACATGCGCCCTGTTGTGGATAGGCTAGCCCAAATCAAGGGTAGAAAATTACCTGAGTACCAGATGGGTGTAAAGATCGACCTGACCCCTTGTGCATTTGATGACCCTGATGTATGGTGTAGGGGTATTGCCGACCTGATTATCATAGATGATGATGGGCTAAAGGCTTGGATAGTTGATTACAAAACAGGCAACGACAAGTACCCTGACCGAGATCAGTTAATCCTCATGTCTTTGATGGTGTTTGCTCACTTCCCCCATATCCGTCAAGTCAATTCATCCTTACTCTTTGTGGTCAAAAACACGATGGTTAAGCATAAAATGACGATTGACGAGAAAGATTTTCATTGGCAGTTATATCGTGAGCGTGTGGCTAAACTTGAAGCAAGCCATGCTAACGGCGTATGGAATCCATCACAGACCCCTCTGTGCGGATGGTGCCAAGTAAAAGCTTGTGAATTTAACCCTAAACATTAGGAACTACTATGACACAGAAAAATGGCAAGCGTGACTTTAAACACGCATACTTATTGCAAAAGAAATCGGGTGAAACCGAGGATCAGCTAGAGCGCCAACGAGCAAGACGCAAGTACGATAAAAAAGGTATCGACCGCAAAGGCAAACACATAGACCATGTTAAACCTTTACGGGCAGGAGGTAAATCTACCACCGGCAACTTACGATTGCGATCACCAAAAGCAAACATGTCAGACAAATAAAAATAATACTGATAACGAAAGGAAAAAATGGTTAATCAATTACTTAAGCAAACGTTTGAAGACTTTGCAAATGTATTTAATGACTCCGCAAGAGATGTAGAAGCTTTTACTGTGCCACTACCTATGGTGGTGGACTTGTGGACTGTGCGTTGGGGCGAAGATTGGGTGTCCGGCGACGAGATAAAAAAAGACCCCTATTGGAACATGCAACTACTGCGCTTGCTTAACAAAGAACTCGTTGAGCATCTGTACCTAATGGATAGACAAGACACAATGTATAGACTAATTACGAGCGATCATGGAAATAATTGAAAACAAAGCCCTAGTATTTAAGACACGCAATCCTGATAAATACACAGTAATCCCCAAAAGTACTATCGTAGAAAGCTACGGAGATGTTCACAAAGTAGCGGTGCGGTGGGGCTTAGATGAAGTGCGTGTGCTTCGCAATCTAGGTGTGAAAGATGTGCCCTCGCCAATCAGAGCCAAGTATGCGTTTCCAGGAATGCACAAACCTTTTGCGCACCAAATTGACACCGCAGAATTCCTAACGCTAAACCGCAGAGCATTTGTATTTAACGACCCCGGCACAGGTAAAACTTTTAGTGCGTTATGGGCGGTTGATTACTTAATGAACATTAAACAGGTACGCCGTTGTTTAATTCTATGCCCCCTATCCATCATGCACGACGCTTGGATGAACAGCATTGGCAAAAGCATTATTCACCGATCAGCTATCGTAGCCCACCATTCCCAAGCAACCCGCCGTATTGAGATGGTGCAAGGTTCTTATGAGTTCGTAATCGTCAACTATGATGGGTTAAATCTTATTGCTGACGAGGTAATTGCTAACGGCAAGTTTGACCTAGTAATTGTGGATGAAGCTAACGCATACAAAAACCCAAGCACTAAGCGGTGGAAATCCCTCAATAAGATTCTGCAACCAAATACACAACTATGGATGATGACCGGAACCCCCGCTTCGCAGTCCCCTGTTGATGCCTACGGCTTGGCTAGGCTAGTTAATCCCGCCGGAGTTCCACGTTTTCTAACCGCATGGAGGGATAAAACCATGCAACGGCTGACCCAGTTTAAGTGGGTGCCAAAAAAGGGGGCGGCTGAGGCTGTTTTTGACGCATTACAGCCTGCCATTAGGTTTACTAAGGAGGAGTGTACCGACTTGCCTCCAGTCCTCACAGAGACCCGAGAAATACCCTTAACGCCCCAACAACAGAAATACTATCGGTTGCTTAAGGAAAAGATGGTTATGCAAGCGGCTGGTGAGACTATTACGGCGGTCAATGCGGCGGCTGAAGTCAGCAAGCTACTGCAAATATCGGCAGGTGCGGCTTATTCTGATGGGCAGGAAGTAGTTGAGTTTGACTGCGCCCCTCGGCTAAATGTACTACTGGAAGTACTTGAGGAAACTAGCCGTAAAGTTATAGTCTTTGCGCCCTTCCGTCACAGTATAGATACAATCCATACTCATTTACTCAAGAATAATATTGCCTCAGAAGTCATACATGGTGATGTTTCTGTTGGTAAAAGAACCGACATATTCAAGCGTTTCCAAACTTTACCTGATCCGCGTATACTAGTAATTCAACCGCAAGCCGCAAGTCATGGTGTAACATTAACTGCGGCAGATACAGTAATCTTTTATGGACCTGTAATGTCGGTTGAAACGTATTTGCAGTGTATTGCTAGAGCAGACCGGATTGGGCAAACCAGTACAAACGTAACGGTGATACACTTACAGGGTAGTGATATAGAAAAGAAGATGTTTGCGCAACTTGAGAAACGAGTGCAAGGACACGATATATTACTAAGCCTGTATAAAGAAGAAGTTAATCAGTAAGTAAAAACCCTAGTTAGGGTTGTATAGTCGTCGCTGTTGTTGTAAAGTCTTTGACAAGACGTTGAAAGGAGAAACAGATGTCAGAAGAAAACGAAGTAGTACCGCTAGAAACTTTAGCAAGGGTGTATCGAAAGATATACCTCAAAGCGCAAGAAATACAGAAGCAGTTAGATAAGCTTGAAGAGCAGAAAAGCGAAATCAAGAACGCTATGAAAGATCAGATGCGTCAACTTGGAATTAATTCTGTTAAGACGGCAGGGGGCAATATTTCCCTATCTACTAAGACAAGATACTACACAGATGATTGGGATTCATTTAAGACTTTTGTTATTGAGAATGACGCCCTAGATTTGTTTGAGCATCGTATTGCGCAAAAGAACATGGCTTTATTTTTGGAAGAGAATCCCGGAAAGGTTCCGGCGGGGTTATCTTCTTTATCTGAAAACACCGTAACCGTTACAAAACCTACAACTTAAGGAAAAGAAAAATGAGTGAACTCACTACATTTAATCCCACAAAACTGCCAGCCTTTGCTAAAAGTGCAGAGTTATCATCGTTAGCTAAGAGCCTTGCCGGCGGAGTGGGCACATCAACAAAACGCATCTCAACGAAAGGTGGTGTATTCCGTTTGATCGCCGGCGGTAAAGAAGTAGCCGCTATTGAGGATCGACATCTTGACGTAGTTATTGTTCAAGCCGCACCAAAGATTAGTCGTACATTCTATGCCGGCACTTATGAGGAAGGCGCAACTTCTGCACCTACTTGTTGGTCTGCTGATGGCGATAAACCTGACGCTAGTATTGAAGAGCCACAGTCTGATGCGTGCGCTACTTGCCCACAAAATGCCAAGGGTTCAGGTCAAGGCGATTCTCGTGCATGCCGTTTTAGTCAGCGTTTAGCAGTTGTTTTGGCTAACGATATGGAAGGCGATGTAATGCAATTAACCTTAGCCGCAACTTCTATCTTTGGTAAGGAAGACGGCGACAAGCGCCCATTACAAGCGTATGCACGCTATTTAGCGGCTCAGAATATTAATCCTGAGACTTTGGTAACTCGTTTACGCTTCGATACTAAAGCGGCAGTACCCAAGCTATTCTTCCAACCTGTGCGTTGGTTGACTGACGACGAGTACGAAGTCTGTAATAAGAAAGGTAAAACCCCCGAGGCTAAGAACGCTATCACCATGAGCGTTTCTAAAAGCGACTCTAAGCCTGCACTAGCCGCACCCAAGGCGCAAGCTGAAGAGGAAGTTGACGAGCCTGAAAAACGCAAACCCGCAGTTAAACCCAATGCAGTACCGGCTAAGAAAACCGGTAAGCTAGCCGAAGTAATCGGCGAGTGGGAAACTGACGACGAGTAATAGTTTTGGGGAAAGTGGTGCGCCGAGCGCTGGCATGTAAGCTTACCCGCTTATAACCATGAGTACCCCCCTTATTTAACGAGAACATAATGCCTTATTCAGACAAAATAAAATCAACAACCGCTAAAGCGCCAAAGACGCTTGGCAATCAATTAGGGAGATGGGCAGTCCATTTAGACTACCCAGTAATACACATAGCAAATTTTACAGGCGCAACTCGTCAGTCGATTTATAACTGGTTTGGTGGCGCTGAAGTATCACCCGCATATAGAGAACGAGTTAAGCAACTGCTTGACATACTACAAACATGCAATACCGCAGAAGAGGCGATGAGAAAATGCTTGAAAATAAAATAGACACTCAAATGAATCCTAGGATTTTGACTGACCGAGAGTTAGCTGATTTTGCAGAACGTCACTTAAATAACGCAGGAACCATGCCGATAAGTTTTCAGCAAGAAGTATTGGCAAGATTGCAACAACGTTTAAAAACTTATTAAAACTTGGAGAGTTAAATGAAGTCGCAGGAATTCCTAGCGACTGTACTACCCTCTTCAGGTTTTTATTGTGCCTGTGAGCTTAGTACAGCAAAAAAAGAACATGTCTTCGTTGACACGATTGAGGACTTGTATAGTAAAGCAATACAATTTAGCAATAATAATCACAATGCTTTCTACGCCCTAGCAACATTTAAGGAAAAAGGCAAGAGGGTGGCGGATAATGCCCTTAAAATCAAGTCCTTATTTTTAGATATTGATTGTGGCGAAGGAAAGGATTATGCTACTAAGAACGAAGCTGCGGCGGCGTTGGATATCTTTTTGTCCAACACTTCGTTAGACGACCTCGGAACCCCTTACATCCTATCTAGTGGGGGTGGTTTACATGTGTATTGGGCGCTTACAGAAGAAGTTGATATAGAGGTTTGGAAACCTGTTGCAGAGAACTTAAAGCGTCTTTGCAAGCAAGAAGGCTTCAAGATTGACTTTAATGTGACCGGCGACTCTGCGAGGGTTTTACGGGTTCCTGATACTAACAACTATAAAGAAGAGAAACCACGTCCAGTTAAAATTAAAGTAGTGGGTGGGGTATTTGATCTTGATAAGATCAACGCCATTCTTAAAGACAGGCTAACCACAAGCTATGAAGAAACCGCCCTCTTGATACCCGGCAAGCGTCCTAAAGAAACAGGAACAACCAGTGTCAAATTAATAGAAAACTCATCTACGTTTTTTAGCAAAATCGAAGAAACAAAACAATGCGGACAGCTTGAACATTACAAAAACAACGCAAGCAAAGACGGCATGGAGCCTTTGTTCTTCAACATAGTTTCATGGGCTAAGCGTTGCGATGACGGACACGAAGCTGCGATGCGTCTTGGTGCTATGCACCCCTATGATGAAGCCCGAATAAATGCTAAGTGGAACAGTACAAAAGGTCCAAGCCCCTGCCTAAAGCTAGATGAAGTGAACCCCGGCATCTGCCCAAGTTGCCCGCACTTTGGCAAGATTACAAACCCATTAGTATGGGGCAAAGAATTAAAGACCGACAACACCGAGAAAGAAGTTGTAATTGATCGGCTACAAACTAAAACAGAAGACGTTGAGATTGTAGATGTCCAAGAAGAAAAGCCAACAGTTACCAAACCAATTCCACCCAAGGGCTTTAGTTATGGTGCTAATGGTGGCGTCTACATGGATAAGTTGCTAGAAGATGACGATGGTAAAAAGGCACGCAAACAAGTTATGCTATTGCCATACGATTTGTTTGCCGTAGACATCCTGAACAGAAACGGCGAGCATAGCGTTCACATGGTAGCTTTTCGCCCCGAAGGTGCAGTCGATGTTATCTTCCCCCAAAAGGCGGTGGTTAGTAAAGACGAGACTGTTAAAGCCTTGGCTAGCCAAAACATCATTGCTACATTCGGATCAGGCAACGACAAGAACTTGTTTGAGTATGTGCGTGGTTGCGTAGAGCAGGCTAGCGCCAACAAAAGGGCTATTAAAGTTCCCAATAACTGTGGATGGCAAGACGACAACGCTTTTGTATATAACAGTTGTATATACCAGCCCAACGGCAAAAGAGTGTTTGTCCCCACCCCCGGACTTGAGAACGTCAATCAGCACACCAAACCAGCAGGCAGCATTGAAGAATGGCGGGAAGTTATTAACCTGTTTGTCAGACGAGACATTTGGAATCTACTTACTATAAGTCTGGCAGGTCCTGCATCGTTGCTAATGGAGTTCTCAGGATTTAGCGGTATGACATACCACTT